CTCTGATTGAACTGCTTTCTGCATGTTAGCCTCTGAATCAGCAAGTTGCTTTTTCAAAGATTCTATTTGCTTTTGCATTTTCTCCATGTCATCATCGTCATCGTCCATGCCCTTCTTTTCTTCCGTAGGCTCGTCTGCAGCCTCGTCATCTTCCTTGTACATACCTTTCTCTTCTTTGTCGCCTTCTTTGTCGCCATAATGACCTTTTTCCATATCGTCATCATCATCATCGCCCATGTCAGCGGCTTGTATTGTGTTTTGCTGGTCTTCTATTTTTGAAGATATACCAGCATCTGATTCGGAATCGTCAGCAGATTGTGGTGTACCACCTGTTGGGGATGCCTTTCTTTCGTCTCCACTAACATCAGCTCCAGCATAACTGTCACCTTCGCTAGCTTTTAACATAGAAACAACCTCAGCAGCAACAGATTTCACGAGTTCAGATTGTGCTTTTTGCATTTCATCTTCCCTCTTTGCATCTTCTTCCTCTTGCTCTTCCTTTGCCAAACGTCCATCCATCTTCTGTAGAACCTCGGCTACAGCGGCTAGTGCAAGGTTAGTACCTTCCATTTGCTTCTCAATTCTTTCTGAGATGTCTGCCATAGTTTTTACCTCCTATGAACCTTGTTGAAATCCACCCTTTTATAAGGTTGGTCTAAGCCACCTCCGACCTTTTTTAGAATGAAATATAACGTTATATTTAAACGTTATATCATTATACTACGGAAATCGAAAAATCCTATTGAAGAAAGGTAAATTATAATATACTTGATATGATTTATTCTGAATCTGGTAAGCCATTGGCATCAAGGTGTATCATTTCATTACGAAAATCATACAAAGGAACCTGTAGAAGCTTCTTTAATTTATCACATTGATTACCTTCTGGTAGTGATGCTTCTACTAAGTCTAAGACTTTGCCGACCATTTTAGAATGTCGGGCTATAATATATTCTTGAGTTGGGGTTACTTTACTTATATCCATATCTGTTCTCCTTTTATTCTGTTATTGTTATTGTTTTAGGTAATCTCAATAACATTTTAGCTCTTAAATTTAATTGGTTATATACTTCTGAATAAGCATCCTGTAACCACCCCTGTGATGTAGACTCAACAGCTCGTATAGGTCTAGTATAAAATTGATGTTTACCATCTGTTCTATCTGTAGTATTAGATTTACCCTTCCAATAAACTACTTCTCTACCTGCCCCAAAATCTCTACCTCTCGGATAATTCACTTGTATTGTTTGTCTCCTTCTGCCCCCCTTACCAGTGTAAGTACGGTCATGTTGTCGCACAGCAGCAGTATTCTGGCTATAAGAACTTTCAGGAGTTCTAGGGTTACTTTGTCTATCATGAACCCTTTTAGCATGTTCAGCAGTATATTCTATTGTAAACCCTGTTACATAACTACCTATTCTAGGTTTGAACCCATATTGTAGTTTAGGTGGAACAGCTGAACGCTTTAGTTCGCCATCTCCTACAGGTACTTTTTTCTGAGCAGCCTCAAAAACTTTATCTGCAAAACCTTGAACAGCCCTTCTTCGTATCTGGTGAAGCTTTCTTTCGGCTCTTCGCTTAGTTTCGCCCTTAGGTTTTTTTCGCTGTTTTTGTCTCATAGATTTATTATACTGACATTCCTTCTAAATCCGTCCACTTTTCTGGAATCTTATCTATAAACTTTCTTTTGCTTGTATCATATCGGTTCAAATAAATAACATCCCTACCCACATAACCATACTTTGGGTGCCAGTAAGTAACTATTTGTTTAGGTTTGGTAGCTGCTTGAAGTCTTTGTAAAGCAAACTCATCAGGACCTTTCATGGTTCCACAGATATGTAACTCACCTGTACCTATATCTAACTCGTCAATACGATGGAAGTGTCCTATCATAACACTATCAAACTCTTGTTCTAAGTCCCCATCCATGGCATCTTCAATCTCTCTCTGTAAACTTTTCCTAAACTGAAAAACACTTCTTAGTTTAGTTATTGAGTTGAGTATTGCACCACTACTTCCAGCTCCTGATATACAGTCTCCATGAGTAATAAGAACTACTTTGTCATGTACTTTGAAAGTAGTCATAAAACTTCTAGGGATATGAAACTCTATATTTTCTTGGTTCTTACAAAAAGAAGCAACCCATTGATAAAGCATGTAATCCCAATCCATATACTTATCTTTCATAGGTGGCTTTCTTGTCATCCTTCCATGATTACCAACTACACAAGGTACTTTGATTTTTGAGTAGTGTGGGGCTAAGTACATCAAGGCTTGCCCAATAATACTAGCTCCTCTAATCATTTGCTCCATACAGTTAGCCATATTAGACCTAGCTAACTCTTCGTGTATGTCTCCACTAATCATGTCACCTAGCATAGGTATAATTAGTTCATCTACTTCGGCTATTTGTCTTCTATAAGATGTGTGCTTTAGTATTTGGTTAGCCCAACCATACATACGTTTATTGAATATGTCAAAGTTATACTCATTCAAGCCACGCATTTGGTCTTTAAATACATGTTCTCCTATGTGGGTGTCAGATAAAGGAGTTACCATAATTTGTTTTTGTTGTCCAAAAGGAGTCTTGTCGGTTTTTTCTATATGTTTTAGTGGAACTGCTGGAAAAGCTTTAGTAAATTCTTGAATAGTTTCTACAATAAGCTCTTGTTTAGTATGGTCTTTTAGGGCTTTTTCATAAAGTTTCTTATAAAACTTTGCTTCCCCCTTATGCGTAGCAACCTTTTTATCAAGCTTTATTCTTTGTGCAAGACTATCTTCTGGATGTAAGACCTGCTCTTCTTGAACCCCTTCTACCTCGCTGTCGTGCCAACGTTGAATCGTTGTCCGATGAGTTTCTGTCTCGTACTCCTCGTTCAACCATTTCGTTATCGCTGTCCACGTAGCTCCTAATGCCCTTCTTCTTATTATCTCTGATTTTGCCTGCTCTGGAATCATAATTCCTCCTTATCTTTACTATCAGTATCTTACCACAAGTAACACACTGTAAATCTTTATCCTGATTTCTATACATATGCCCATTACATTTAGGACATAGATTAGCATATAATTTGTTTTCTTTCAACTTTTATACGAAAGGACTGTCTTTGTCGTCCTCCTCCAACTCTTCTACTTCTCCTCTCTCTTCATCCCTAAAACCTCCTGTAACTAAAGGGCCTTGTTCTGTGCCCGAACCATATCCTAGCTGTATTTCTAATCCAGCTGGAGCAGCTTGGGAAGCATCTCCCTTTTCATCAGGTTTGTTAGCTTTTATATTTTCATCATCATCAAGTACACGAATCTTTCTTTCAACATCTTTTTGTTCGATTGCTGCGTTTTTATCTGGTTCAGCATCAAACTCAACAGGGTTACGCCTACCTTCAATCTCTTTGGTTTGTGGGTTTATATCTTCCCCACTAGATTGTTGTCTGAAGTTTTTCTCATCCTTTATGAGAGCTTCCCTAACCCACTTCACCAACTCTAAAGTGAAATCAGTGCTTTTCATCATTTTCTTTTGGGGGCTTTTATTATTTACAAAAAGACCTAAACGCTCAATTCCTGTTCTTTTTTTCCTTTGTTTCTTCTTGCGTCTTCCTCCTCCCCCGTATGTTGGGGAGAAAATACCTGAGTTAGTAGATGTGAATACTGTTCCACCACCATCTCCAAAAGAGCCTGATGTAGCTGCACCACCAGCACCACCCCCACCACTTTCCTTATATATTTTCCCCTTGCGTTTACTATCTGTAGAGCCTCTAGGATTTGTAATCCAAGCTTTAGATAGGTTTTCTTCCCAGTCTGTAATCAAATTTCTATCAACTCCATGAATAACTTCGGGGTGTATATAGTGAGCCCAAGTTGATGTTGAGTCAGTCTCGTAGTCTCCACTACCTTTTTTAGTTTCTTTTTTGTGCCCCAATAGTTCAGCGGCAGACTTACCAATAATTTTTTGGGCTTCTACTAAGGTCATAGACTTACCAGCTTTATTAAACTCTTCTACAGAAATTTCTGCTGCCTTAGTTGCTGCTTCGTGTCTATAATTATGTACATGAGCTGTCTTGGATTCAGTCGAGTTTTTTATGTATCTATTGTTTTTATCCTGAGTAGTATTAAATATTCTATCATCATCACCTTTACCTTCTAAGGCATTTGTTATAATTTCTACCATCCTTGGGTCAGAGGTATTATAGCTTTGTGGCACATTACCCTTTCCTATAAAGTCTAATCGAGCTGTGTCACCTATTATTTGTACGTGTTTTTTACGCAAAGATAAGAGTCCTACTCCTGTTTCCCCCTCAATATTTTTTTCACTACCATGTCTAATAGGCATATGAGAAGCTATTGATATAACTTTTTCCTCTTCAGTTAAATCTGAAATAGGTTTTTCTGCTAATTTATCTGCAAGCTCTCTAATTTTTGGAATATCTTTTTTATGGTCTGCATAATTTTTAGCTTGTTTTTCATGTAAATACTCGCTAGAAAAAATTAATTGCATCTTTTTTACCCCTTTTTTCTTATACATCGCTTGTATTGGGGTACGACTATCAGTCGAAATATATATAGCAGTAGCATCTTTCGGAACTAAATTTCTCGGTCTTCCTGTTTCCGTAGTTCCTGCAGAAGCATTTAAAACAATCTCCCATGGAATATCACTTGGCTTGGTATCTTTATCTAAATCTACTTTATAAGTGGGAACTTTAAGGTCTAAAAGACCCCCTTTAGGTTCATATCTCGGTTTGAATGTAGCGTATCTAGCTCTTTTCTTACCATCATTTGTAACGAATTTCCTAAAATCTATTATTTCTTGTTTAGTTTTTTCGTCTCCATGTATACCTAACGCATCACCTTCTCCAAGTCTTTCTATCCAATACTCCCCACCTTTAGGACCTTGATATGTTGGGGTTCCTTTGGGGGCAGCTCGGTCTTTTACATAGACAGCATTGTCTGGAATATGGGTTTGAGAACTTATAAAACTCCCAGAAGAAGGTTGTTTAGTAGCAATGTTTTGTTTTTCGTCTTCAGCCTTAGACAATTCTTCTTCATCTAAACCAAAGTCCTCTAAGTTATAACCATCTTCCACATCAATAGGGTTAAAAAACTCATCGTATTCAACACCCCCATCGTTATAGTCATCAATAATTGCATCAGCTAGCTTTGTAGCGTCTTCTAATTCCTTATCGGAATATGTGTAAGACGACTCCGAAGGTTGTTCTTCTTTTTTTAAGAATTGATATAATTCATCTATACTAGTAGTTTTCATCTATATCTGTCTCTGTTGGCTGAGTAGGTTTTGGACGTTCTTGTTTGTTCCTACTAAATCTTGTAGGGTCTCCAAAAACAGCTTTTTCAACTGTAGTTACCCCATCATTCGAGAGTTGAGCTATATAATCTATATTGTTTGCTGAAAACCACATCTGTGATAAATCAGGAGAAACCTCTTTTATTAAGGGAGATGTAAACCCTTTTTGTATTAAGGACTCCACCCAAGACTTTGACAACGTTAATTCATTCTTTCTAGCCCGGGCTTCAGCATATTCATCAATATCTCGCTCCTCACTAGGGTCTCCTTTGTCATGCCAATCTGGGGTTACTCCTCCAGTTCTACCTTTGAACTTTCTTTGTGATGGAGGCTTGTAAGCTTTTTCCATAGCTTGAATAGGCTCCTCACCTTCTTCCCCACCTTCTGAGGGCATTTCTTCACCCCCACCTTGCAACATAGCTTCTTGTGCTTCTTGTTGCTGTTGCATCTGTTCTTCTTGCATCTGCATTTGCTGTTTTTGTTGTTCAAGTCCTAATGCCTGTTGTTCAGCTGCCATCTTAGCAGTCGGCATTGGGTCTCCACTAATAATAAAATCTGCTTCCCACAATGGAACGTCTTGTTCTTTTAGTTTTATGTCAAATCCTAAAGCAGCAAATTGATTTATAATACCTATTTTTTGTTGAGCAAAAGCTAATCTAGTATTCTCAGCCTTTTCCTCTGGCTGTGGTAAATGAACTTCGTAGTCAGTTATACCAAAAGCCTCTAAAAGTTGAGGGAATACTTTCTCATGGAATAGTCTTTGGTCGCCTTCAACAACCCTACTCATAACTACTAGTTGTTGAGTTTGTGTAGATAGTCCCCCAAATGCTTCTGGGGCACCCTGCCAAGCAGGAGTAACACCCCACATAGCAGCTACTCGCTCTCTGACTTCCTCTCTTACTGGCAAATAATCCATTTCCTGTAAGCTATGAAATAGTCTAACCATATCTACTCTACCCCTTTGGTTTCTAGCAGATACAGCTACCATAGGTATATAGTTTGGGTCTAATCGTGTTTGTGCCGCAATATGTTCTCGCTCTCTTCTTAGACTCTCTGGGTCATCTGTAGTAACCATCAACATACTTGCAGGCATTTTTCTTTCAAAAAAGTACCTGTATAAATTTTTATCCATACCTACTAGCGTCAA